CTGCTTACTTTTTTAGTTTGCAAAAATAATCAATCAGTAAGCATTCTCTGTCATTGAAAGTTGTGCAGAACAGTGCAACAAACACTGGTGACAAACTATTTGTTTTTCACCTCGTTAGCAGTGTTGGTTTCGGTAACTGACCGCTAACGGTTTGGTAACTGAAATAACTCAATATCCTGCTCGGCTTTGCTTTGCAGACAATTGGCAGAATTATGAAATATTGCTCATTCTCAACCACTTACAGTTCATTTCTCTCAAATTCACTTTCCGTTGCTTTTGCTTAAATTGTGCACATGACCCGCCACACGTGCGCTACGCTTCTGCTGTATTATGGCGCAGACTTATATACGGTATCTAAAATTCTTGGACATACGTCAATAAAGACTACACAGATATATGCCAAGGTCGCAGACGAAATGAAACGCAAGGCTGTAAGCAATATTCCCGAGATAAAATAACGAAATGAAAGTACCATGGTGCAATAGCCATGGTACCATTATAAAAACTTCAAATTGAGGTGTTGGACTATTCTTTGCGATGTATCAGCCACAATAATAGCGACAGAACTACAAACACCACCGTTCCGATAGTAAACAGCCCGACGTGCATCTGCGTGCGCTCCCACGTCGATAGCTTGCGCTCCACTGGTATGGGAAGACGTGTTGTGTCGGTCTGGAGCATTGCTTTATATATAGTGTCGGTCTTCACACTTATGCGGTCACGCCATCGCCACACGCTCTTTAGCCTATACACTGTGTCGCCACGAGTGTAGTGTTCAACATACACCGAGTCGTGTATGCGGAAGGTGTCGGCACTCGTCCTCGCCTTATAGAGTGTATCAGTCTTAACGACCACTCGCTCTACGACCACCGGCTGCGGTGTAGAGCATCCGCAAAATAGTGTCAGCATCGCGCAGGCTAACAAGCCTAACAGCGCACCTACTATCCATTGTGCTATAAATTCCAATAAATTGTTAAAGTTTTGCATAACCATTTGCTTATTAAAAAGAAAAGCGGTACTCCGCTTGTCGGAATACCGCTTTTCTTTTTAATATTTAGTGTGTGTTAAAAAAACAATTTCTGTGATGTTATAACGTTGCGTAAGATATTGAATGGTTTATCATTATTGTCTTCGTATTTGCCCCAAATTAAATTATTCATCCAATCAATGAATATTAAATTTTTAACCTGCTTGCTGTCAGAGGGCATATCTATGATTCGAGTAGAGCAATTCATGTCAAACCATAGTGTCGTTTGTAAATAATCTATAAGACTATTACCCGATTTTACTTTAACCGTCTTGTTATCCCTTATCAGATTTACAATCAATTCGTTTTTGATACAATCAAGTACAGATAAGCGTATCATATAATTGTATAACTTATTACCATCTTTTCTGATATGTTGTTGAACTCTGCTTTTATTTACAGTTATAGCACCTATGTGTATATCAGGATTCATGCTAACAAGTTTTCTTACCTTTTCTGCAAAATAGCATTTGTCTTTTACTGACAAAGAACTTCCTTTTAATTCAGTTTTTGGATCAGTCTTTGTCTTTCTGTAGACATCAACAACAATTCTTCGTAAAAGATGTTTTTTCTCGGCAGGACATGCGACAAATGCAATCGTCATAAAACGACTGGACCCACCATTTCTATATGGTTTATCTAAGACCCATCCTAAATCTCCACTTTCGTCTAAATATACATTCATTCAAATATTACTTATGGTATATATACGAAAAAAGGCAGACCCTAAAAGAGGTGCATTTGCAATACACTTATGACACTTATCACTCTTAATTTAGGATTTACCTGCCTATTTCGATTACAAAAGTAATAAGTTTTTATAAAAAGTACAAGTTTTTAATGCTAATAGTCGTTGATTTTACTATAATTTAATATATTATTGCATTTAATCATATTAGATTTAAAACAATTTACACTATATGCAGCAAGTGTACAAATGGTCGATCTGCGGTATTCCAACAAGTCAAAGAACGCTCTCCTACATTAAACTAACTATCTCTTACAATCCTCATCCACTGCATCCTCCACCGCTTCGCCGATGTCCTTATTCTTGCTCTTAATGAGCGAGATAATAAACCGCTTGATGGAGAATGTATTCTTGATGCCGTGCAATGCGCATACGTGTCCTACGATGCTGTCAATCTCCCAGATGCAGCCGAAGCCCAAACCGATAGCCGCTGTTGTTACGTGGTTTGCCCAGCCCAGCGGTTCGAAGATAGCCAAGCCGAGCACCGAGCCGAGTATGAGATACGTAACGTAGTCCACCGCCTTGTTGCACGTTCTTCTACCTGCTCGCGAAAAGCGGAAGTGTTCACGCTTTTTAAGGCTCTCCGACACACCGAACCAAAAATCGGCGACGATAAGTACGACGATAAGTACGAGCATCCAGCGTAAATCGAACAGAGCGGTAAGTGCTTCTGTGCTCATGGTGCCTACAATAAATGCTTTGCCAGTGCTTGTTGTAATGTTTCCTGTCATCTCCATTGTGTTTACTCTATTGTTATCCAAATCTGCTCGCACCGCTCGTCCGCAGCCTTCAGCATGGTGTATACCTTGCGGAACGTTGCCGTTGAGTTCAGTACCAGTCCGACCGCTTTGTTCTCGCCGACGAGGATGCAGCCCTCCGTATCCTTCGCCGTGTTGCCACAGTGTATCAGCACACCTTGGTAGCCGGGCGTATTGCACAGTCGCGGCAGTCTCCCCCTGCAGAACTGGTACTGCGCTCGACCTCCGAAGCGTGGCGATACCGTCTTCATGTCTACGAGGTATCTGCCAGTCGGGATGGCGGTTTCGCCCTTGATTTTAACTCCGCATATCTGCGCCACCGACATATTAGATGTCAGTCCTCTATCCTTATCCTCGAGCGTGTCGCAGACGTATGCGCCATCTATATACATCTTGCCGATGGTGTACGCCTCCTTTTTAGCTATTCGTCTTACTTTTATTTCCATGATTCTATCTTCTTCATATTGTTTTGTGTTCTATTGTTGCACTTTATATTTAACCATAAATGTTTCCATTCCATCCTACGGCGGTTAAGCGGTTGGGACTATTACTCGTAGGATTGCCAAAAGTAGTAGAAACTTCGCAAGTCGTGATAAGTCTTTCATTTGAGGAAATTTCATTGACTTTTAGAGCTCCAGTTGAGGTCGTTGTTCCCCTTTTGTTTATTATACCTCCTCCATGTACAACGAATGCAACGTTTGCGCGATTCTTGATTATTAGTGTTTGTCCAACATATTGTAACGCTTCGTCAGTCGACACGCCATGAAGACTATTCAAACTATCTTTAGGATTGTTGAATGGCAATACAAGATCAACCTGCGAGGCTTTAAAGTAATTATTGAAATCACCTTGAAACTCCACGAACGAGCCCGCATTAGTAAAGTCGAATAATACAACGCTCAAGGAAGCTGCGGGTATTCGGTATTGGTCTATGTTCTCTGGCGTAATAATGGTTTTCTTCTTTTTGACAAAGCCGCCAAAAGAACCTGCGCCAACCTCCAGCAAGCCTTTCTCGTTCACGCTCGCCGTCACCTCGCCGCTGTTGTTGCGTATCTCGAACTTGTCCGCCGTTGCCGTTATCTTGCCATTCTCGATGTCAAAGCCTGTGCGCAGTAGCTTTGCGGCAATGCCACTGTCCTCGATAAAACCACTCTTGCCCTCTATCCAATCGGTAGGCGTTGCACCGACCTCCAACTTCGGCATTGTCACCCACGCCTTTCCGCCTTGCAAACAACGGATTAAGACAAGATTAGGTATGCCAATGCCCTCCGAACGCCAGTGTACCCAATAACGCTTCCACTCGCTTGTGAGAGAGAATCGACGACCTCCGTTGGCGTTGCTTGTTGTTGTATCGCGCTCGCTGTCCTCGGCGAATATGCTTAGATTAGTACCGCTGTACATATACGCATCGAGGTTGCCGGAACCTTTTGCCATAAAGGAGAATATGTAGTCCTCATCTTTCTTGATGATAGAGCTAACGCTCCACTGCGCCATCTCAATGTATTTGGAAGCAGCGTTTGTATATATTACCGAGCATCCGTTGTTGTACGACTCGTTAGTGACCACTGACGCATCCATTCGTGTCAGGTTGCCAGTCTTATTAAACGTGCGTGTATTGTCGAGCAGGTTGCCCCCGATGTAGTCGTAGTCGTCAGGCGATGCGCTCCAACACACAAAGTCCTCCGCAGTGCCCTCTATGAGGATAGGGTGGGCGATGTACACCTGCTGACTCGCAGTAGATGCGTTAGCTTTTAGACACGCCACGGAAATCCACTCATAAGGAGCGTTCGCTGCCACAGTAAAGGTTTTTTGGTAGAGATACCATCCGTTGCTTGGCGTTATCGTTACTACGCCTAAATTCGCACTGCCGTTAGGACCGGTATATCCACCTGGTCGCGACGTGTCGGTTGCCGAGCTGTGCCATATAATCTCGCCCACAATTTCTACTTTGGCTGACTTCGTGCGAGCCCAAAACGCCAGTGTGTACGTTTTGCCCTTGGTGACGTGTATGTTGCGAGAGTTCGCCGCTCCACCCCATTGCGCACCGCCTGCCTTGGCATCGGGCGCGAATATCACGTTAGCACCCTCATGCGCCGACGTGCGATATATCTTAGAGCGTAGAAGAAAGAAACCCTCGCCTTGCTTGCGGAACAACGAGCCGACGAGCAGGTTACGTCGCTCGGCAAGAGTGTAGCCCACCTTCATTGCGATATTGGTTGCCGTCTGTGTTATCTCCGAGCTGGCCGACTCTATCTGCTTGGTTACATCCGTCTTTGTCGGATAATACTTTCCCACCTGTAAGAGTATTTGATTTGGCATCTGCTTTATATCTGATTTCATCTGCGTTATGTCACTCTTGTTGGTGGCGACCGTTGACTTGAGTCCATCCACAGACATTACAAGCTCCGCAAACGACTGCGTGCTTTCTATCTCGCCATTAGCCTTGCGCGTAACGAACCTAAACTTATCGGCTATGGCGAACATCTCTTTGCGCGACAGGACAAAGACCTCCTTGTTTTCTAACGAGTAGCTATCTACGCCTTCGTACATCTTTAAAGAAGGCGCATCCGCTCCGTATGCCGATAGAACAACGACCGACTGGCGAGCTGTGTCCGTCGTATTGCCTATCTGTACAAGCTCGTCACCTGCCTGCGGAATACCGCTACCAGTATCGCAGAAATCAGCCAACACATCAATGAAGTCTTTGCCTACCTTATACACCTTACGCCAGTAGTATCTGTTCTTCACGTTCTCACTCACGCCCTCCTTGACGTTGAACGTCTGACAGCGCACAAGGTCGTCCTCGACGAACTGGTTTTCTATCTCCTCATCGCCTTTCTTCTGTGAGAAGTAGCAGCGGTAAACATTGTAGCGCAGGGGAGAGCCGTCGTATTCGGGAAGAACCGTGCCCTTCTCAAAATAGACCACATTGCTAATCTTCATGGCAGCAGGCGACAGAACAATCTCACCACCTACGCTTTGAAGCTCTCGGATTACGAGCCTTACGAACTCCGCCGCCTTGCGCACAAGCAGGCGGTCTACCTCCAAGTAACTGTCACCACCTCCGTCGTAATCACCAAGTTTAAAGCCAGAGCCGAGCGCACCCGAACGGAAAGCAGCCGACACAATCTCTTTGAGGGTGGCGATGCCTTCCTGCGTTATGCCATATCCCGTATTGCCAATGAGCAGAGAACGCAGTGCAGCGATGCCGTCAGATGTGATGCCGAGGGTTCCATCGGCTAAAACCAGATTGCCTAATAATGAAATCGCTTTCTTGAAGAGTACATCGGCTTCAGAAGATAATCCCTCTTTGAATATAATCTTTTTCTCTGCAGTATCTTCCTCGTCGCTTCGTAGGAAGTGCTGCAATCCGGGTGCGTTGATCTCAATGTCTTCAGCAACGCCAGCCTTCTTTGCAAAATTAGCCTCATCGGCTTTTTCTGCATGTTTAGCCTCATCGACACGTTGACTCTGTGTAGATGCGAATATTGCACTGCCGCCACCATTACCTCCGCCTCCTTTATTTGAAGCCTTCGGTTTTGCATACATTTTTATTCCTATCATTATACTTATATTTTAAATTTCGCGAAGACTCATTGAAGCTGTGCCTTCCATAATGTTTTGACTAATACCTGTAACCCAGAACACTTTATTCATAGCCGGATGGCGGTAACGGTTGACAATACTTACATTTTCGCCGTCATTTTCAATGTTCTGCATGATTGTCACTCGTGGTACATGACAATCGGCGTAGTGATTAGCAACATAGTGTTGCTCAGGCTTAGCCATTTCTCCCGTATTACGATCGTAGACTTCAAGTAGCTGCTCCTCTTTTTTAACATCAAAAGGAGTTGACAGACTTAGAGACGTTTTAACGCCGAGAGCATAGCTTTCTTCTGCCGTTAGGGCACTTGTAATCTTAAATTCAAGATCATCTTTTGTATTGACATAGGATTCGTCGGTATCACTCGTATAAATAATGTCGTTCTCGTCACGTTGTTCGTAGTGACCATTATCACTATAGAGTTTTATTTCGAAATCCTTTATGACGATGCTCTCTACTGCATTCAATAAGTAATCTCCCCACATGGACGGTTCAATCTCTGCCGCCTCCCAGGGCGGTGCTGAAACTACGGTTCCAAGCGTATATATAGGCTGTGTAGGACACAGTATTGTGAATTTTACCGCTCCTTTCAACTTGTCTGTCTTTCTCATAGGGATTGCCATTCCTTCCGCATCTAAGTTCATCTGAATGTTAATATTATTCTGGATATCGTACTCGGTGCCAACAAGGAGGTCATCTATTTTGGGGTCGAAGCCAATGCTGAATGATTGCGAATAATACTCTTTGTCGTCAACACATTCTCCCGGGGTTTTATATTTACGCCACACGTAATCTGTTATCGTTCCATTACCAGTTCCTGGTGTGTCGCCATCGAAGAACTTTTCGCCTTTTTTCTTCTCGACGAGACACTTGTCTCCAATAACAAGCATACACATCAGCACTGATAGTTTAGAAATGTCATCCTTATCTTGGAGATTGATATTCCGCTGTAGCTTGAAGTACTGAGGGGTCTTGTCAGAGTAAGGCACAAAGCCGTTTTTGACATCTAAGTTTAATATAGGTTTAGAACTTGGCGTTTCTGCTTTATAGAACTCCTGAGTATAGTATTCGTTGTCATTACGGCCCTTGACAGCGTGAAGGTCTTTGTAATATACGGGCGATACATAAGGTGGGCATGACAGCTCTCTTATAGGGTTATATGCTATTTTGCCTGATATTACCATGTAATTGGTGGTGTCGTTATCTGCAGGAGAGTATATTCCTGCCTCTGCGGTGTCTTCGTATGTAGCGCATGGTATCATCGACATTAAGCCCTTGTTAGGGCTGTTTGAACCTCCCAAGCCTGCCTGAACGCCATGAATTCCAATGACGAGACACTCTTCCATATCAACCTTCGATTTTACAGAATTGTCTTTAGTGCTGAGTGTTGTTATAGCACATCCCACCTCTAACAAAGCTGTGCCTCGGCTTCTACCTATAAAGTCGGGCAATACATATTGGTGGCGATTGTCTCCCGCATACGGAAAGTAAGACTCAGATGCGTTAACTCCCATTACAGACTGGGGACGGAATTTCCATTTACTGTTGTTCATCACGCGAATATACCAATCGGCAAAGTAAGCCTTACCCCAGTCTGTGGTGCGTCCTCCTGTACACGCCTCAATAAATGCTTGTTTTGGCGTTTTGGTGCCTCCTGGAGAAACTATTTCGCGGAGATAGAATTGCTTCCCCGTGAATGGAGAAAAAAGGTCGTCTTTATCAAGTGGGCTTCTGATAAGGTTTTTCATACTTTTCGTATCGCTTTTCAGTACCAACTTGTTGAATGCTTCGTCAATATTTATTTGTGTGTCATCGTCAGCAACCGTGTCCAGGGTAATGTCTATAGTGCTGCGTGGGGATATTATTACGGATTGATTATGCGTAAGGTCTTTCCATTTTATTTTATCGTTATTAAGATTGCGCAGTGTCTCCCAGGCGTAGATATAATATGTTACGCCGTTTTGTACAATGTGCAAGTCTAAATATCGCATAATTTCTTCTACTACTTTATCCTGCGTCCAAACGTCCTCCTCTTCCTCTTCAAGAAAGAGAAGGTCGGATATGGAGATGTCGTGAAAAATGGAAGTTTCAGTTTCTTTTTTGTCAATGCTCTTGCTGTCATCGTAACATACACGGAATGTATTTATTGCCTTGTCTTTGTTTATAATGACTTCTGTAGTAGCAGCACAGAGAATAGACTCTAATATCTGCATAAAGGTGCGTTGTTTTGCCTGGCTTCTGATGTCTTCGTAGTTTACTCCAGGCATACCTGCGCCCATATATTGGGAATATTGTAATGATGAAAGTATGTCAATACAATTTATCTCTACTTCGTCATATTCAAAATTGTATCCCTGCGAGAATACGAGTGGCTCTATATATCCCGCAAAGATGATTGTGTCATCCTGCCGCACGTTTACAATAGTACTACGGCATGATGTGTTGTAAAAATCACTGATGAAATCTTTACACAAGAGGCGTATTGTGCAACTGTGTCGTAAGAGATGATCGAACGTGTCGTTCATCTCGTTGGTTATTTCAATGGGGTCGTCTTGAAAGTAGATACCACTGCCTTCAGAGCCGATGACTTTCTCCTCGGTTCTGTCTCCTTTTGATAAGATCTCAATGGTAATAACCTTACCCTTCCGATTTATAAATTGCCCGTGTATATACATAGTTTCCCTTTTTCTATATTAAACAAGATTTGAACGCCGTCCAGACTTACTTGCTATCTTGCGCACGTTACTTAGAGTCTGCTCTATACTTGTTCCTCGCGTCTTTCCACGCACGTCAACCACGAGGTGCACGTCATTCATTTGCGTAGGTGTCGTTTGCGTAGGTGTCATTTGCGGTAACTCTCTTCGTACAAATGATGGTGGGGTATAGCGTGGCGTATTTATCATCTGGAACAAATGAGCCTGTTGCGTTTTGTTTAGTATCATTTCGCCACTATTGACACGTGCAAATTTTCGGTCGCCAAAGGTAGAGGTACCACCAACGACACCACCAGTTGCAAAACTTGACATTGCTGCGATTGCTGCCACAACGGCTGCCACACCAGCAGCGATTGCTATAAGGTTGGCTGGGAACGGCATCTTTGCTCCACTTGCGGTAGCGTTAGCTATCGCTTCGCCTTCCTTAGCAACCGTGTTGACGGTAGACGCAGCGGTGTTCGCGGCGGTTACGCCCGTATTTACTGTTGTTGCAGTAGTGTCTGCTGCTGTTGCAGCGGCATGTGCAGTTGTTGCAACGGATAGGAGGTTGTAGAGTTCTACTATTCCCTGTATTCCCTGTGCAATAGATATAAATCCATTAATCATTGCAGAGGTTTTTTCCCATGCGTTGCCATTACCTTCAAGTGCATCAGAAATGCCCTGTATGCCGCCACTGATGTTTTGCACGCTTCCCCAACCTTTCTGTATTTGTTCAAATGCTTTGTCAAATCCAGAAGGTTCAAGAGTGATTTTTATCGGTTTAAGACCAAGATCGGCGAGTTCTTTGTTTACCTCGTCTATCTGTTTCATGGCCTCATCTTTGCCAATGATGCCAATTTCATAGTCGTTTTGGATGCGGCTTGTCTTCTGCTGTGCGTTGCTATAGCTCTGACGTTTGTCGGCGGCGGAGCCTTGCTCGATGTACTCGGGCGTGACTTCGGCGGCTATGGAGACCTTGCCCTTTGTCGCCTCGTCTATCTCCGCCTGTATCTCGGTTATCTTTGCTGAGGCTTTGGTTCTTGCTTCGATGGTTGTAGCCTCATCGAGACTGCGCCGTGCATTCTGCAGTTGCTCTTGCAACTCTTCGATAGGTGTCTTGAAGTGCACTTCGATAGGTTTCAACCCAAGCGCAGAGAGCTGGTCGTTGATGTCGGCAATAGCTTTCTGCGCTGAGGCTTTGTCTATCAGTCCAGAGTCGTAGTCCTGGCGGATGTTGCCGATGCGCTGCTGTGCGTTGCTGTAGCTCTTGCGTTTATCGGCGGCGGATCCTGCCACGATATATGTCGGCTCGGTAGCAGCTTCGATTGAAACCTTACCCTTTGTCGCCTCGTCTATCTCTGCCTGTATCTTCTTCACCTTTGCGTCGGCTTCGACTCGTGCCTCGATGGTCAGGGCGTTGTCCTTCTCCTTTTGAGCAGCAGATAGCTGCGTCTGCAGCTTTTCGATGTACGTCTTCGGCTCAACAGCGGAGGGTGTATTGGCGGTGTTGGCAGTATTGACAGCCGGGATATTGACAGTCTTTGCTGGGTCTTCTTTCTTTAATGTCTGCAAAGCATCTTTCGCCTCGTCGATTTCGGTGTTTACATCGTTGAGATCTCTTTTTAGTTTTTCAATATTGCCGTCGCCTCCATGTTTCAAGTCCGTGCCTACAGCTGCTATTCCTACGCGCTTTTTCTCTTCTTGTGCTGCATAGGGGCCGCTATCCCTAAAAGTTGGATCTTTCCGAAATTCAGCCGTAGCATCATTTATGGCTTTATCGACGGCTTTAGAGCGTTTTTTTAGATCGAGTTGTCGTTTATACAGTTCTACGAGTTTTGCGGCGTAAGCAGCAGCCTTCGCCCTTCGCTCAAATGACTCTACGATATTCTGCGTATTACCGCTGAAGGCGTTTTCTGCGTCAGATAGACCGCTAATCTTCAGCCCGAGTTCTCCGAATGCGTCCTTGTTGTCTTTTATCCATTGCACTTTCTGCTGTTCGGTAGACAAAGACTTCCATCCCTCCTTGAGTTTGTCGTATTTCGACATAAGCTCCGAATAGGTAGACTTCAGTGTGCTGTCATAGGCATTCTTAACCTCGTCGGCTGCGCTGTTCATTTCCTTCATTGCTTCCGCCTGCTCGTCTGCTTTGTCTTTAGCTTCCGAGGACTTCGAGGAGAATGCACTGATTACTTCTGTGAGTGCCACGATGGCGATACCTACGCCGGATGCTATCATTAACCCTCTAATAGCCACTTTGAGGGTGGTCGCCCCGATGGTCGCCCCGGTAAATGCCGCTTGCATCACTCTCGTTACGGCTGTCAAGCCAACAACGGATGCTCTGAAACCTATGCAAACGGCATTTACCGCCTTTGTCGTTATGCTGAATTTGGCGATAACCATTGTTACGCCCTTTATGCAGTTGCCTAACGAAATCATGGAATTTACGATAGTCAACGCCTGTACCGCAAATGTAATCTTAGGCAACCACTTGGAAACCAATTCACCGATTTGTACCTTAATGGCTGCAAACTGCATCTCGGCTTGCTTCAGCTGTCCTGCATCAGTCTTGCCAAGTTGGGCGTTCATGTGTCCCACATTATCGGTGATAATCTGTGCCAACATGGCGGCACGCTGCTGCTCCGTGCCGTACTTCATAATGTTTTCTTGAGCCTCGCTGAACGTGATACCCACACGCCTTAACGCCGATGTCTGCCCAGTCATGGCCTTGCCCATGAGGTTTGCCACACTTCTTGCATCCTCCTGCGTGGCGTTCAAACCTTTCTGCTGTGCCAAAAGGTCGTTCATGGATGGTATCAGCAGCTCCAACGTGCCTTTCTCTTTCAAAAAGGTTGCTATCTGCTGTGCGCCTGTCTTCTGTATCGTACCGCCGATAACACCCAACTTGGATTGCGCGCCGATAACCTCATTAACCTTTTTGATGTCCTCCTCGGTTGCGTTCATACGCTGACGCATCACGGTAGTAAGCTGTGTGTTGGCCTGCTGCACGGCATTGTAGCTTGCCGTTAGCCCTGCCATCGTGTCACGCAAACCATTTATGGCACTCGAAGCGTTTTGCAAAGCCGCAACCGTCTGGTTTACCGTAATCATCTTCTCTCGGAACTTGGCGGCACTACTCTTAGCGGCATCGAGATTGTCGCGCAGTTCCTTTGCCGATGTTGAGGCGGTAACTAACTGCTCTTTGCCGTCAATGAGCAACTTAATGTTAAACTTTATTTCTTTTGCCATATTTTTAGCGTATAAGTAACTAAGTAATCAATATTTTTGTATCTTTGTGGAGTAAACCAATGGGTTAGAAGTATGAGACAAAACAGAAACATATCGGCAAAAAGGCAAACCAAAGAAAGAAAACTTTGGCGAAACATCACTATTGTCTCTTTCGCTGCTGTTGTCGTTTCGTTGTTGTTCCTTGGTTGCATTGCCTTTTTGGTTAGTATTCTGTTCATGCTCGTAGCTTATGGGCAATATGATTTACGCAAACCATATAAGGATGGTGGGCATACACCTTGGTACTACGGCGCACTTTAGCCGTTTCCCACTTTTCCCAACACTTCCTCAAAACGTTTTAACGCATCTTCCTTAGATAGTGCCGGGGCTGCTTTCGTATGCTCCGGCTTTTTCTTCTCCCATGGAAAGGGTAGAAGTCCGTGGGGCGTTAGCCCTTTCTTTGCATACGGCTGTATGGTTATTGCCGCAAGCATACGCATACGTTCCCAACTGTCTTGATACTGCGCCGTTCGCTCCTCGCTGTACGCCTTGTATATGTGGCTGAACTCCTCGGGCGTGAAGCCGCAAAAATCAGAATAGGGGATGCCGATGTTGCCAACGGCTATCCCCAGCAGCTCAAGTATTTCTAACTTTTTTTTTCAGCCGAAGCCTCAACGCCTGCAGCGTCGCCGTTGATAGCCTCCGTCCATGCGGCGACATCGTCAAGCGTCACGCTGTCGGCAAAGTCCATGAGCGAAAGACCGAACTCCATGCCGTCATGCTTACACGCCGACGCTATACAGCAAAACAGGTATGTACACATGTCCGTCACGTCGTTCGAGATGTCGGACACCTCCTTTCCCGTTTCCATTTTGAAGCGGAGCATAGCCCCCATAGTCTGTCTACAGGGGTATGCCTTTCCGTTGATTGTGATTTCTACTTTTTTCATGTCTTCGCACTTTATTTTGCAGCTACACCCGAGCCTGCCTTGCCCGGGTAAACCTCAGGCTCGCCGTCGTTCTCCAACGAAAGGCTGTAGGTCGCATCGTCAGTGGCTGGTGATGACTCCTCTATTGAGGCGATAATAAAGTTACCCTTAACATAAGGTTTCTGGTCTTCGCCACGTTTGAAAGCCTCTATCTCTACGCTTTGGCCCTTACCCCAGGAAGGGGCGAGCTGTTCAAAACCGTTCTCGGTCTCGTTGTAGAAACGGAAGCCCTCCGCGCTGATGGAGATAGAGAGGCCGGTGACACCCTTGCCCTTCCACAGACCGCTGCCCTTGGTGGCGGTCGCTGCAGGCTTGACTGCTCGGTCTTTTGTCTCCGAGTTGAACGTGAGTGTGTGAGTAGAGCAGTGGCCTACGGCCTTGCCGTCTACTTTCAGCAGAATGTCACTGCCGTTAATAAATCCACTTGTTTCTGCCATAAATATAAGTTTTTAATGGTTAAATTTTTACTTGGAATACAAGCTGCTGCACATAGGCATCGTCCTCATAACCCTCCTCGCTATCAATGAGAATACAGCTGCGCATACGGATGCCGTCGAGTTCACCTTGCTTGTAGTCGAGTGCCGCACGTGTAGCTTCCGCGAGTTCTACACCTTCCGCATATTGTGCTGTGTAGCACACCACCTCCATCGTTACGGTGTCTGCACCAGGCATACCCGCTTTTGTAGGGTTGTGTGCGAGAGCTGCACGTCTGTAGAGGATGTATGGCAGCTGCGCCTTGTCTGTTACCACAGGAAATACCTTATTCGTTTTCGTCTTCACTTCCTTATCGGAGAGAAGCATGTTGCGAATGATGGCACCTGCGCTGAGAGATGTCTTCTTTACCATTGCTTGTTTTTTAGATGAGTCCTTGTTTCTTAGCCGCCTTTTCGAGGTTGTCTTGAAGATTGTTGAAGAGGTTCGTCTCTACGCTGTCGGCGGTCTGCTGCTCTGTCTTGGCGAGGAAAGCGTAACGCTTCATCTTGCCACGGTTCGCACCGCCTCTCACGTATTGACGTATCTTCTTGCCCGTAAAGCGGCTCTTTCCGAAGAACGAAGAAATTCTTCTTCCTGCCTTACGATACCTGGTTCCGTCCTCTGCCCACATCAGCACCGGCTTTTCCTTGCTCTGCCGGTTCATGTGTATGCCCTTACGCTTACCGTGCGGCTTCACGCTCACCATAAAGCCTAAGCCATAGCGGTCGGGGTAGGTACGCACGTAGATGCCGCTTGACAGGCTGCGCTTGGTACCCTTGCCTATGCCGCTGCTGCTGAGGTTGGCTACAGCTGCCTTTTTCAGGCGGTTGCCTTCGCGGCGCATGGCACCCTTCATGGCCTTTCGCTGTGTCTTTGTATCAAGTGCCTTGTAAACGTCGAGAAACGGTCTTTTGATATCACTGACGGTTTGATTCATAGGACTTGCTATTCGTTTACTCGTTCGCAGATCAATGTCTTCATGCCTCGGTCGAGGTTCGGTATGATCGCCACCACGGTATACAGATAACCGCCGAGCTGCTGCACCCGCCAGTTCTCTTCTACCTGGTGCGCGTCACGGATGTTGTACTCAGCCCGATAGTCGGGGAAGTGTTCTCCGACCTCCTCGCTGCGGTTGCCGCTCTGCTTCACCCGCTGCGCTCTCACCGTCCTCTGCAGCTCGTAGGCGTTGGTCTCTTCGCCGTAAGCGTTGGCGGTCGCAACGGGCTTGAGCAGCTTTATTCTGTACTTCATGTCTCCTGCTCTCATACCAGTTTTCGATAAGGCTTAATCAATGACTGCAACGAATCGGGCACGGCGTGCATCTGGACGCTGCTCACGCTCTCACGCTGGTTGTACCAATGTGCGCCGAGCATCATCGCTGCGTGCCTGATGGGCGTTGGCAGGCTGCCGTTACCCATCTCCACAAGTTCCTCGGGAGTTCTGTTTGTCGCCGTTATTACGGCCGTCTCCGCCGTGTCGAGTACATGAGCGAGATACTCGTCATCGTCGGCGAAGTCGTCAGCTCTCACGTGTTTCTTGAATAGTGCCAAATCCGTTATAGCCATTTGATTGATGTTTATTAGAATATGCGAACGTTAATGTCTACGCCTTAGCTACCTTGCCGAGCGCGAAGGCTTCTGGACGTACGGTAATAGTAGCATAGTCTGCGTTGAGAACGAAGTCCACTGCGTCCTTGCGTGCCTTGCTGTACGGGTCAACGATAAAGCGGATATTGCCGAAGAGACCCATCGGCTGGTATCTCCAGTCGCCGAGACCGATGAACTCTGTGCCGTCGGTGTCGCGGATCTCGTTAGAGGTGTATACCGGGAGGCCGCAGAGCACGCCGTTCTGAATCATCGGAACGTAGATACCCTTCTCGTTGATAGGTGTACCTTCGAGGATGGCTGCCATGCTCTTTGTCATTACCCAGCAAGCGTTAGAGCCTTCGATGCCGGTCTCGAACATCTTCGCCTTCATACCGTTGAGTTCCTTGAAGGTAGGCACAGCAGACAGCGTAGTAGCCTTGGTCTTCAGGGCTACGAACGGACCTGTGAGCTTTGTCGAGACGTTCAACTTGTTGGTGCTGCAGATTACCTTGTTGAGGAGGCGACGGAGGGCGAGTGGCATGATTTCACGCACGATCATCTCCAGGATGCCCTGCGACTGGTTGAGCGACTGGTTGGTTACCGGGATAGCGATACCGATGCGCTCCGGTGTAGCTCTCAGCTTGTTCAGGTTAATCTTCTTGTCGGTGAGTTCTACACCCTCACCAGCAAGCTCAGCGTCTACGTTCTCGTAGAGCGGCCATACATAATCGCCTGCGAGTCCTGTAGGCATAGGCAGACCTACCTTGTCGAGGATAAAGCCTTCCTGCAGCGGACGCATAATCTCCTGCACGTTGAGAGGTACGATGCTGCCGTTGTTCACGTCAGACACCATCATCATGTCTCGCACAAGCAGAATCTCCGTGCGTTGGCCCTGTGCGCTGTTCTCGCGGATCATGCGTGTAGCCTCCTCGATGGCGTTCGGGTGCTCGCGGAGGTGCTCGGCTGCTGCTGCCTGCATCTTCATCTGCAGAATCTGGTTCTCACGGGTAAGCGCCTCGAACTCGGCGGTCTCCGCCTCGTTGCGCTCACGCTGCTCCTTCTCGCAAGCGTCCGCAATCTCTGTGATGCGGTCGCAGTTCGCCTGATACTTGTTTACAAGCTCGCGAACGATAATGTTGTTCTTTGGTTTCGTCATATAACTACTGATTTATGATTAGAAAATTCGTTTTTGTGCTGCCTGGCGCATTTCGCGCAACTGCTTGTTTGCCTCCTCGTTCTTTCCTTTCGCCGGAGCTTGGCGCAGATCGTCGCGCAGCTTGTCGGTAAGCTCTCGCGCCTCTACGCTTGTGTCAGGGTAGTACGGGTTGGCGGCAAGCGTGAAGTCGTAGATGCCGAGAATGCTCTTTACGGTGTATGTGATGTTTACCGTGCCGTTCGGCGCCGTCTCGCTGGTACGCTCCACGAAGTCGCTGTTGTAGTAGCGGGTCGAGAAGGCGAAGCTGCAGCCCTTGATGTCGCCGCGGCGCACAAGTTCGAGCGCCTTGTCGCCGTCTACGGTGTTCGGGGCGTCAAACTCGAAGGCTACGCCCTTGTCGTCGATGGAGTAGGTGAGCGTTCCTTCTCCCTTGTCGCTGCGAGCGAGAAGCAGGTGGTTGTCATGGAACATCGTCATCTTGATGTCCTGGCTGTCAAGAAACTCTTGACTGACAGCGCCCGGGGCTATCATCTCCCGGGCTTCGCTGTCATCGTCGCTCCACAGAGGCTCTGACGGAGTATTGAAAAGTATTGCGTACCCCGTGATGGTGCGGCTCGGGGCTTCGCCCTCTGCCGCCTCCCTCACATGCAACATATTCGGGGTACTTAAACAACGCTTAATGATCTTGTTGGTATCTTCTGTCTTTTTCATATCGTATGGGGTTTGTTACTGGATATTATTGCCGAAGGAGCCCTCGTTGATGTCCTTCAGGTTCGCCGATACGAGCACCTTGTCTCCGCCTGCCACCGGCGGCTTGTTCTCTTCCTTTCTCCAATCGTTCACGGTGTAGATGCCCGCTGCTATGGTGCTTGTTTGGTATTTTACTCTACTATCGAGGTCGCAGGCGTATAGACCTCTGCGGTCGAACTGGAACTTTCGTTTGCAGCACAGCGACGGAGCGACGAGCTTTCGCAGCATCTCGTTTTCTATGTTGCGCAGCAGCGGGTTGAGCGTGTTGGAGAGGAACGCCACGTTCGCCATCTCGGCACTCTTGTAGTTGTTGCTGGTGTCGTCGAACACGAAAGACGGGTGCACGCCGAAGAAGCGACAAATGTCTCGTATCGTAAATTTGCGACTCTCTAAAAACTGCATATCCGTTGACGAGAGTGAAATCTGTTTGAAGTCCACCTGTCCCGGGAGACTCACGATGCGCTCTCCGCCCTGGAATTTGTTGTCAATGCTTTCGGCTGTGTTCTCCAGCTGTACATCCTGGTACTCTCCGAAGCCCGTCACCGATTTGTCGTTTGTCACAAGTCCTCTCACGTTGCCGCCGTTGGCGAAGCGTTTCAGCGTCTCACGGTCGCCCGTAAGCGCTATGTCGAGAGTCTGACGTGCGTATTGCAGCACGCTGATGCCAGTCTTTCCGTCTGCGCTGTGTCCTTTGATGTGTATGATGTCCTGCTCTCTGTAGCAGCCGTACACGCCGTTAATCATGTCGGTGACGTTGTATGTGTCGCGCAGGACATCGTGCGACACTGTGCCGCGTCCGCAGAGTACGAGTCGGTCTATCTCCAGCGTCGCCGTGTTGTATACTGGCACGATGTAGGCGTTGCCATCAAGCAGCACGTGCTCTACGGTCTCCTTCCAGAAGTCGAACGCTGATTTTGTGAAGTCGGGCTGTACGTCAAGCAGGTAGTGGAGGCGGCTTGTCTTGTCCTCTACAAAGATGCCGTCCTTCAGTCTCATGTATAGAAGCGGAAGGTTGGCGACGCTCTCGCTGAGCAGCTTCACGCATCGGTACACTGTTGCAACGGACATGGCTGTAGCTCCCGATCCGTAGCCGAAGAAGCCTGTGTAGTCTCCGGCGATGGTCGTTTTGCTTTCGGATCCTTCCTTCTTGCCCGATTCTCCTCTAAAAAAATTCGTTATGTTTTGCCAAAATCCCATGTATGTGTGCCTTTTTATCCTCAAAGATACAGCTACTATAGTAGCTTTTAAAATGGCAAATGGCGCATTTGGGTGCATTTTGGTACATTGTGGCGCAATTATTAGTTTGTTAAGTTTTGTTTACAATCGTAAACATATAGAAAGTAGCATAGAATTTCAGTTCTTTCCAATATTTAAAGAACTGGAAAGCTTTATAGCGAGTGCCTATGATACAAAAAGCCCTCGATGCGTCACGCACCGAGGACTCCAATAAGCTCTTTATAATAATGAATGCTGCGAATTAGAAACTTGCAGCGGTCATGGTGCCGCATGGTCGGGCGGCGGTGTTGAATTTATTAAACAGTGACCATTTCAATATCCTTGGCAAGTCATAGTATAATAGTCAAAATAAAATTAGCGACACGTTAGGTATTATGTTCTTTTGTTATTTATGAACACAGATGCTATGCTTGCGATGCCTGCCAGACCGAAGATACCTGCAAACCACGCTCGGTCAAGATATAGAGCATACGCTGCCAAGCCCATTGTCGCAACAATAGCAAAAAAGGCAAAAAACATGCCCCACCAATTCATATTGCCAACCTTGTGTTCGTTGTAGCTGAGTATCTTCAGTTTCTTTTCATCTTGTTTATGACGGTGAAGCTGCTCACGCTCAGACGACTTTATAAGGAAGTCAACAATTTTGGGGTCGATATTTTTATACTCTGCCAACTCTTGAGGAGCAGGCAGTATATTGTCATCGACAGAAACAGTTTGCTCAATATGGTTGCCCACTGCGTCACCGTTAGAGATGTTTGTACCCTTAATTGAATAGGATTGTTTAGCCATTGTTCAAAACTAAATTATTAAACGCCGTGCGTACGTCACGAGCAACATTGTCACGATCTTTTCTGAGGTTCTCAATATCTGTGTGACGATTTGATGGTTTGTAGAACATCTCACGCTTTAGTGCCTCAATCTCAAATGAGTTCTCTTCGTATTTGCCAGAAGAGGCATGGCGCAAAACGGTAAAACCATTTTTTATAAAATGGGCGATATTATTGATAATGCACATAGTTTTGCCTCCTTGTTTGTTGTTTTATTGTTTCTTTCTTATTTTTTTTGCAAAGTAAGCGATTTTTTTTGAGATAATCATTAATAGTTGTATGAAAAAACTATACTAAAGATGAAATAATTTTGCAAAAGCCTCGATGCGTCACGCACCGAGACTTAAAGCGCGATAAAACTATTGCTATAATGCCAAGCTCATAGCGTTTAGTTTTGTTGACATATCGTTGAGGGCAAAGCGTAAGGTCTTTAGCTCTTCGTCTGTAAACTGAGACGGTTTGCCATTGACGATGTTGCCGTTGAGTTTGTGAGCGAGCCATGAGCGCGACTTCTTGAAGTAGGTCTTGGCTATGTATGCCATTGAGACCATATCGGTAATCTCGCCAAGGCGTTCAGCCATGCGTTGCTCATGCACGTCATTAGCTGTGGTCTTAATGAGAGACTCCAGAGCTTCAGTGAAGGTCTGCTCGTTCTCACTTCTTAGAGCGTTCATTTCAGCGTCCACGGCTGCACGCTCCTCGTCGGTCGTTGCCAAACGTTTGCGCTCGGCAAGAGCCTTAATCTTAGTCTTGTAATCTGTCATAATGTATATTGTTTGAAATAATCCTCAAAAACTCCCCCTCCCATTTAAGGGAGAGGAGTCTTTTCAGTCATTTTTGATGTCGTCTTCAAGTTGCTCGATTTCTTTCTGTGCTATCTTTTTAAAAGTACTGGGGAACTTTTTCCAATACTCAAGATAGAAAAGCAAATCGTCTTCTTTGTCCTTTAGTTCCTTCGATTTTTTTAATTTCTTCATAGGCGATAAGTTTTTTATCACAATGCAAAGGTAATAAACTTTTGTTGATTATGCAAGAAAAACGCCAATTATTTTCAACAAAAGTTTAATAAAAACCGCCGACGCATCACGCGCCAGCGGCTCCGAAGCTAATCAACAAAAATGTAAACAACTGCTTATATACGTTACGGCTCTCTTACAATAGTGGCTTTGTCTTGTCTATCACTACAAGTGCCGTATTAACCATTGTGCCAGCCTCCTTGAACGACTTGTCCGGAAGTTTGCGTATATAGCCTCCGTAGTGTGCGACGGCGTCGCGCAGCATTTTGTACGGACCGTCAGTACGCCACATCACAGCCTGAGAAGCGATAGCTACGACCTTGCGGTTTGCCATTGAGATCGCCTTGAGGATGTGCAAAGCGTCTTGTCGCTTGCAGAACGGAGGGTTCATTACTATAACATCGTACGATGCCGACGACGTGAATTTTAGAAAGTCCTCGCCGACGACGCGGAAGCCTTGCTCCTCAAGTATGGCTCGGTTTTTAGAATCGAGTTCGATGCAGTCGGGCGATGGCATAAACTGCGCAATATTGCCTTGTCCTGCAGATGGCTCAAGCGTGCTCTCTCCTTGACGTATATCCGCTATCTCCACAATCTCGCGAGCGAGAGACTCGGGGGTAGGGAAGAACTGAAGTGCTTGTCGCTCCGGAATGTATTCTCCAGAGTCGGCGATGGATGTAATGAGGTCGCCTACATCCTCCTTGAATACAAAAGCCTTCTTCGCACTCGACCACTTGCCGCCGATACTCTTCAGTACCTTGGCTACACGTTCGTATAGCTTGCGTTCTAACTGCCCGGGCAGGCGTAAAAGACTGCCGTCAAACTCGGAGGTTTTCAATACCTCTACAACTGAATTGTCTATCTTCATACGTTATGATATTATTGGATTTTAAGAAGTCGTGAGTATGCACTACGAGCCTCATCGATCATTTTCAAAGTGTCGCTGTCTGGCGGCAAGTTGCCAAGCATGTCTGCTATCTTGCCGAGTTTTTCCGATAGTTTTCTCATGTGTACCCGCTGTTCCTTTCTTTCCTGTTCGATTACGGAGATTATACCTTCACACGATAGGAAGTCCTCCTTCTTGCCCTTGTAGGCGAGAATCATCGTAGCGATAGATGTTAGGCGAGACACCAGCCATTCCTGGATGAATAGTGCAGGGAGAGTGAAGCGTATCTTCTTCAGCACGGCAATATCTACTTTGTTTTGAAAACCGAGCACTACCTCATCAGTAGTGTCGGGTATCGCATCGAGTAGGAGGCGTGACACTACTGCCATAAGATATTGCCTTGACACGCCCTCTTTGGGACGTAAGGCGCAGACGTGTTTCGACAGAATTGCCGTGCCTTCTGTGTTTACGGCCATTTTCCCTATCGTACCAACTACCGATACAAGTATATCTCCTTTTTCTGTGAGCGTTGGCAGGTTGAGCTTCTCGTAGCACCATCGAGAAGGCACGAAGCGTCCTTGTATCAGGTCTGAAGCTCCGACCACAACAGGCAGTCCGTGTTTTTTCTCGTTGGTTTTCTTCTTGTCTACATTCTTACCTTGTAGCACCTTACAGATGTCCGCGAGTGCTACGACGTTATCTATATTTTCATCCATAATTACATGTTAAGTGTTTATCTTTCGTAAGTGTACATCAGCCCGAGCGTCATCAGCATGGTTATGGTACCGTCTATCTTGCGGTACTGCGACAGCTTCAGCGGCTTCTTGTTCTCCAGGTTGTCGGTGTCGAGCACGCAGTTGGAGAGGCAGAAGGTGTTTATGGGGTTGTCGTTGAACACGATCTTCGGCGGATCATTCCACGCCAGCATCTCGAACGACTCCACCGGGAGGTTGAAGCTGCCGTATGTCTGGCTGTATGGAGTGAGCACGTTGCGGGCTCCTACCGACGAGAGGATGCTCGTCAAGTCCTGCGCCTTGTACTTGTCGTAGCCGATACGTATGATGTTAACCTTTTTGGATCGGCGCAGAATATCTTCCGCTATCTGCGCCACGTCTATCTTCTGTCCCTTGCAGAACTGGAGGTATCCTTTGGCGTGCCATGAGCGGTAGAGCTGCTCGTTGGGGTGTCCTTTCAGTGCTCCTTCCGGGAAGTAGTAGTCGGTATGGCAGTAGAACTTCTTTGACTCCGTTGAATAGATCGTATAAGACACGGCACTGAAATCATCATGTATCGAGAGGTCGAACGCCACGGCGCAGTCGGGATGTCCTGCAACGTTGTCGATGTCAAATTTGCCGAGCAGGTCGTTCGCCTTCTCGTAGGTGAACCACGTCTTCTCGTCGCTCACGCAGAAGATGTTCAGCAGCTTTGTGCGGAAGGCAAGCATGTTTTCTGCAGACAGCTGTGCATTCTCGTACTCCCGTTCGTAGTAGTCGGGCTGCACCGTTATGCCGAGATGAGGCTGCACCTTCGCCCATGTCGCAGGGTCGCCCTCGTCGTCGTCGACATCCGGCATGAAGATGGATGCAAACATAGTATCGTTCGACTTCTCTCCTCGCAGCACCGCCATCACACCATCGAGCTCTCCCTTGAACGGCCCATCCACCACCTCGCTCGCTGTAGTGATCACTATCACGAGCGGTTCTCGACGAGGACCCATTGAGGTTGTAAGTACGTTCTTCAGGTCTGCACCGTTCTTGCCTGCCGTGTTGCGGGCCTGCGCATACTCGTCCATGATGACGAGCGATGCGAATAGTCCGTCTTTCGTCTTGGCGTTGGCGGTGAGACACTGGATAAGGCTGTCGCGCCCACGATCCAAGAATGTTATCTTCTCGCGGTTCACCCGGAAGTGGCGTCCGCCTGCGTCGAGGTCAAACATTATGGTTCGTATCTCGTCGAAGCATATCTTCGCCTGGTCGTAGCTATTGGCTCCTACGTAAGCCTGTGCGTTGTTGTCGCCGAAGAGCATGTCGTACACGGCGAGGGCAGCACTGGAGGTTGTCTTTGAGAACTTGCGGGGCACAAAGAGGTAAACCGAACGTATCAGTCGCCGTCCGTCGGACTTAACGAAGCCGAAGATGTTGGCGAACTGAAAGGCCTGCACCGGCGTCAGTTTGTAGCGTGTGCGCCCGTTGATGCCGCTGAAGCGCAGAGCCTGGTAGAAGCGAAAGAAGTGCTTTACACGCTTCGGGCTCCATTCGTAGCGGTCGAGCATACAGAAGAAGCGTTTCACTGCCAGCAGCTCGTAGAGGTTGTGTTGTTCCGGGTTGTCTATCACGTCGTACACGTAGTCGCCGATGCGCCGGTCTGTCTCGACAAGCGCACAGCGATAGCGGGTAGGGTAGGCATCCCTGTCTCTCTGCAGCCATGCCGCCGTGTCTGCTTTCAGGCTCCGTAGTCTTACTTTCTCCTCTTCCGTCATTCGTCGCCCTCCTTCATAGCCTTCATGAACTCGTCGAGCGTGTCGTCTTCAGTCCTGCGCTCCTTGCCGTCGTTGTTCATGCCCAGAGCACGGAGGGCACGCTGCGCCAGGCTCGCCACGTTGAGATACAGCTTCTCTTTCGGGTTTACCGTGTGCCGCTCGTTGCCCTCTCGGCTGTACTCTACGTTCACGGAGCTGTAACCATCCCGGAGCATTTCTTCATTGAGCACTTCCGCTCTGACAAGCAGCTGCGCCGTCAGCTCTACCTGGTAGGTCAGCTCAGCGGTGTACTTGCCCTGGCTCTTCAGCAGCTTTATGATGTAGTCCTTCTTGTTCTTCACCCTGCGCTCTATGCGTCTGCGCTCCTTTTCGTCTGCAGGATTGGGAAGTATTGGCTCTGCCGAAGGCGCAAAGTCTTTCTGCGCCTTGTCGCTGTAGCCTCGTTTCTTGCCCTTGGTCTTCAGGTAGAATATTATCGCCGTGGTGTCGTTGGCGTTGATGAGCTGCATCAGTTTGCTCTCCACGAAGTCCGTCTGCGTCTCGGCTATCTCGTCCACCTTCTCCTTGAATTCGGGGTCGCTGTTGTACCATCGGTAGTAGGTGCTGCGGCTTATGCTGACAGCCTCGCAGGCGACGGCTATAATGCCGTATCCTTGCATCAGGGCTTCCAAGAACTTTTGCTTTTTGTCTTCCATGCGTTTTTTATAGTGTGCCAAATGTCCTGTTTTAGGTCTTCAGCCCCCACGGCTCGAAATTTTTCTTGCGCGTGGAAAAAGGGCCGGGCGAGGTTTAGAAGGGGTGCACCCCCTTTTAAAAAACCACCCCCGGGGGGTGCTACCCCATGAACCTGTCTTTGAAGCGGAGAAGATGGGCCTCCGCTCTTTCCTTCGCCTGCTTCTTTCCGCATCGTCCCATCTCCGTATGCGTCTTCACGTGACACTCATGGCAGAGTGCCCGCAGGTTGTGAGGGTCGAACATCAGCTGCTCCTTCTCCCTCAGCGTGAGACCTTCTTCCACCGGGCGTATGTGATGCACCTCGGTAGCCGGAGCGAGCCTGCCTTCTTCCCTGCACCTCTCGCACAGCGGAAAGGCTGTCAGCTTTGCGCGTCTCAGCCTTACCCATTGTGCGGTGTGTATGAGTCTTCTGTAGTCCTTGTCCTTTGCCATTCTTTGGTAGGTTTAAAGATAATCGTCACGAGTAGAGACTGCGCCAGCACCTCAGTATCTGTCTTCCAGTGGTCACCGGTCTGCCGTTGGCTTGTCTCTTGCGAAACGTTATCAGTCCTTTTTCGGCGTATCGCTTGATGGTGTGACGATCCACATGCAGGGCTGCAGCTGCCTTGCTTACGGTATAGAGACCGTCAAGTTCCACATCAGGGCGTGTTATTATCATATCGTAGATTGTTTGGTTATTATACTTTCACTGGCAAACCTGCATACACCCATGCCATCAGGCAAGCATCTCGTTGATCCTGGTTCATTCTCGGCAATCGGTTCGTCACGCCTACCGACTTCTGAAGCTCAGCCTGCGTTATCTTTCCGTCCTTGCCTTTCCATACCTTACGCATCGGCTTCGCTACCGTGCATGGTATGTTGAGATGGCTACACATTTCCTCGATGAGAATGCCCGTCTGGTGGTTCATTCCCGTGCGTCTTCCGAGCTCGGCGGCTTTCTGCATCGTCATGTAGCCGCCTCCGAGATGCCAGTTAGATCTGACGAGCCAGCCTCCCTCCAGCACCACGAGCACTTTGCCGGGGTTCATGTCTCGCGTCATGGTGAGATAGTCGATGAGGTTAGGAAAGGAGAACTTCATAGGCGTTACGCTTCTGCTTGTGCGGTAGACCACGCCCACGCCGCTCTCGTCTACGTCGGGGTCGATGCCGATTATTATATCCGGCTTGAACTGGTGGGGTATCTGTATCGCTCCTAACATGCTGCCTCCTTCTCCTCTTCGGTTCTCGTGTCGCGGTCGGGGTTCATCTCCAGGGCGTATGTCGCCGCACGGTTATACATGTCGTGATTGTCGAACTTGTTGCGTAGCACCTTCACTGCCAACTCCCACTCCTTGTTGCCGTTGAGACAAACTTCGGGGTCGCTTGTCTGCCTGAAGAGCTCAGAGCAAGCCGTCTCCCATGTCTGGCGCACGGCGTTGAAGTCGCTGCGTCCGAAGGTTGCACGTATCGGCGTACCGCATTGCTCACGGAACTGTTCCATGGCCTGGTCGTGCATATGGCAGCAGATCTCTATCACCGTCATGGCCGTGAGCATGAGAGCCTTCAGCCGATGATCGTCGACGTTCAGCTTTAGCAGTTCGGCATCTACCGAGAAGAAGAGCTTCTGTATGTGCGGTCTCATCTCGTCGTACACGGCATCCGTGGTGTCGAGCCACAGGCCGTAGGTCTCGCCTGCCTGGTGCTTCACGTGCACGTTCCAGCGGTCGTATGCCGACAGAGCCTGCTTCACTCCCTTCTTTACTCCGTGACGCCAGTATTTCGTCTTGCTTAGCACCTCGTAGGCATCTACCATTGCAGACTGTGCGCAGTTATATGCCGCTCCGCATATCACGAAGAAGAGCACCGAGCAGCGCGATATTCTTCTCTGCATCTCTTCCACCTGCTTTTCCGAGGCGAGCATCACACGATGGCCGACGGATCCTTGTATCAGCGGGTTCATAGGCTTCCGGCTTTAAGTCCCAGCTCCTTGGCGGTCTGGAGAAAGGTTATCAACTTGTCTTCTGACACTCTCGATGTAGTGTCGCGGCACACCGTCTCGCTGCCTATCACGTTGAAGTAGACGCGGTCGTTGCCTGTGTCGAGGTAGTATGTTTTCTGTTCCATGTCGTTTTTACTTGGTTTGTTGTTCTCTTGCTGTGTCCTGGCACGGAGGGCGCAGGGCGTGTTCTACGTATCTGCCGAGCTTTGTGCACCATGCTCCGTTAAGACAGCGTCTTGTGTGCTGGCAGGTCTTGCACTTGTCGTTCATGCCTGGTGCAGTAGCGGTTCCCATATTATGCCGAGTCTTTTGAGCGTGCCGTTACGCTCGTAGTATTCGAGGGATTTGCGGGCACTGCTTTGCGGGTCGCGGTTCACGAGGCGCACCAGTCCTTCTATTCGCTCCTTCATTTTCCTGTCCTTGTCGGCGTTGTCCTGCTGAGCCTCAGCGATGGCTTCCGTCATATCGCAGCCTGCGGACGCTGGCTTGTCTTTGCAGCCCTGCTTTGTGCGGCGCAGGGCGTTGTCGTAGTTGCCTTCGAGCGTTTTCACGAGGTTCTCCTGCGTCATCAGCCAGTCGAAGGTTGCCACCCAGTTTCTCGGGTTCTCTCCGTTGGCATAGCTGCTTGCTATTATCTTGTCGACGGCGAGCCTCAGCACGTTTATGTCGTTGTCGTATTCGGCGAGCCTTGCTCTTACGAGGGCCTTGCGGGCGTCTGTCATCAGCGTCACACGGCGCACCAGGCTGCCTGTCTTCTCAGCCTGCTCGTTCCAGTAGGTTTTCAGCGCCACGCACTCGGCGTCAATCTCCACCCGTCTTCTCTGTGCCTCCGCTTCCTCACTTCCGCCAGAACTTTCTCCCGTGGGGGTGGGGGTGGGCGAGAGGGCCGAAAAAGAAACGGCCGCTTGCGGACTTTCTTTTTCTTTTTCTTTCCCCCCTCTTTCTATAGAGGGGTTTGTTTTGTTTTGTTTCGTTTTGTTTTGTTTTGTTTTTATAGGTGAACGTTCGTGCACGTTTGTGCTTTGCGGTGCACGTTCGTTCACATTCGTGCACGTTCGTGCTATTTTACCACGTTTGTGCACGTTCGTGCTTTGCGACACACGTTCGTGCACGTTCGTGCACGTTTGTGCTTTTCCTTCACGTTCGTGTTCCGCTGCGTTGTCTGCATCGTGTTCGTGTACGTTCGTGTACGTTTGTGCTTCTCGCTTCTTCTGCTCACGTTTTAGGGCTGTCTGTCTGTTGCGCTCGCACTTCGCCTCGTACTTTCCCTGTGCACGGTCTATGGCGTCGCGTATGAAGGCGAAAGCCATCTGCACCATCGGGTCAGCCTCAGCACTTATCTGCGCACCGTCTATCGCATAGGCGTAGAGAGCGTCGAGAAGGTCGCCCTTCTGCTCCTGCGTCATCGTCTTGATTGCAGGGTATTGGGCGGTATATAGCATGAATCCTTCCATATCGTTGATGTTTTATTCGTAGAACAGAGTTTCAGAAAACAACCATGCCGTCCGTCTCCCGACGTGGGGCATGGTGCGTCCGGCACAAAAGTAAAATGAAAAACACTCTAAACCTAACGAAAACCCGAGTGCCGGACTGCCTGAATTTTTGGATTCTATTCTATTCAATTAATAACTTATTCCCGATTTAATAGGCGAAAGACTTCGCTCTCACTCTGGCTGGTGTAGCGGCGGCGTAACATGCCGGCACCGAGTTGTACAGCATCCAGTCGTCGAGGTCTTTGCGCTTGAAGTAGAGGAGCTTTCCGCCCTTGCTGCGGAAGTGGTTTATCTTGTGCGCCCTTACGAGTTCGTAGAGGAAGGTTTTCTTTATGCCCATGTACTCGCAGGCCTCAGCCGTGTTATATACCGTTTTCGAGGCGAGGATGGTCGCCGTGCGTATTCTTTCGAGCTGCTCTATTATGTTGACGCTCTCGTTGTTCTCCAGATTCTCCATATCTATTCCTCCTCCAAATCTGTGAGTTCTGATATACTTCCCTCGTCTTTCCATTTCATGTAGTAGTGACAGAAGGCGAGGAACGCTGCGAACGCCACGCCCTTGCTGACAAAAAGCTTAGCGGTGAAGGTGCTGAGCGATACGTCTGTGTTTGGTACGGCGATGAGTCCGATGATCATCACAGAAGCGAGTGCGAAGAGCACCCAGTATCTGTAGTTGCTTATTATTTGTTTCATATTGCGTTGTTTGTTTGGTTCGTTAATCTTCCGTATTGTCGATACTTGGTGTCATTTCGTCGGCGGCGATCATGGCGAGGAGGTATCCCTTCTCGTCTGTGCAGAGCTTGTAGTCGTGCATTATGGATAGTCTTGCCGTTTTTCTTACCCCTGCGAGACTTATTGCTACCTCCTTTAGTTTGTAGTCGTTGTAGACGTTAGCTTTGTCTAACAGCACCGGGATGCAGACGTCTTGCTGTTTTTTCACCCACTCTCCGTTGTCTTCCGCCCACTTCTCGTAGTCTCTTATTTTCTTTACGAGCTGCGCGAAGATGTACATGTAGTTTCCCCGCTTCCAGTGTTCGCAGAACTCCTTCTTGTCGATGGTGTCTACGGTGTTGTATATCTGCTCTATCTCGTAGTATTCCTCAGGGGCTATCTGCATCCCCGTGAGTTCTTCAAATTCTTTCTGTTGCATGGTTGTATGTTTTTAGTCGTTTTGTTCTGTTTCTTTTTACTCGTCGGCTGCTTCCACCTTTAGCCCGTGTCGTCTTGCTGTCTCTTCACTGCGTATGGAGCGTCGGGTCTGTTCGTCATAGCATATCACGCCCACTTCACCCTCTATCGCAAAATAGTCGTACTCCTGTATCATCCTGTACTTCTGCACAGAGGCACTGTGTGTGATATTGGTGCGCAGCCGTAGTTTGGTCTGCTGCTTTTCGCCGGATATGATACGGAAGTGTTCCATCTTGCGCTGGTGTCTCATGGCTTCCTCCGCCTTCTGCTTGGCTCTGACATATTTGCGCCGTGTCATTCCTGGTTGCTCCCATGGCTTGAGTCCGGGCTTGTAGCCTGGCCACTCTTCGCGAGGTCGCGTTTTAATGCTCTGCCACATAAGACGGGCACGGACTGCGTTCTCTTCATAAACGCCGAGCTCTCTGCATCGTCGAGTGCCTACCTCCGCATTAAGCCTGCGTGCTCTATTCATGTACTGCGATGTCTTCTTTAGTCCATGTTTTCGGGCTATCCTGTGGAGGGTGCTTTCGCCGATGTCTATACGCTGCATTATTGCTGCGTTGGGCGTGTTGCGGAAATGTTTTATTATCCACGCCTCCTCTTCGGCTGTAAGCGTATGTAATTCACGCTTGCCTGCGAGCAGTGCATTGTGGTCTTTCTTCCAGCCCTGCTTTTTCGCTAAGGTACGGATGCCGTCGATGCTGACATCATAGCGAATGGCGAGGTGTCTGTTTGCCGTTATGGGATACTCGTCTTTGAGTCTTTCCACCTCATGCGGCGTGAGGTCTCTGTAGTTTCGCATATTCCTTTGGGTTTAGGGCGTTTTGCTAAAAAGTGTGCGGTGGTTACGTTTTCCTTCGCTGCCATGCGTCCGCACCAGCATTCCGTTGTACGTTGTACGGCGACCGCCAAACAAGCCGGGCTACGTTCCGAGGCGTCTTTCGCGTATATTGTTCGTCTACCTGCAAGTTTCTGAACGTTCACGCCGTTAGGTTGTTACTCCGGGAGCTCCGTCCACCATGCCTTCTTGTCGTCAGGCACGTAGATGTTCTCCGGCACGCTTCTGTGTCCTACTGCTCTTATCCATTCCTTCGGTATCACGGCGTCGAACGGCTGGAAGCGCTTGCACGTCACTCCGACGTTCAGCAGCGGGCGGTACTCGCCGTTGTACTTGTAGCATAAGTACTTGTGCTGCTTCGCCTGCTTCGGGCCCTGGCACATCACGGTGTAGCGGTTGCCTCTGTGCATCGCTGCGAGGGCGTGCGCGAAGTCGTCGTGTCCGGGTTGCGGCTCCGTTGTGCCGTCGTGATCGTAGAAGTAGCACGGATGGATGTCACGGCGTAGGTAATACCAGAGGTAGTCGAGGTCTTCGGCGTTCATGTTGAAGATGCTCTTGTACACTATCTCGCGCCAGACGTACTGTGCGCTCTGTGAGCTGCGCACGAGTCCTTCTATCACTGCGAAGAACTCCTTGCGGTCTAATTTCAGATTAATCATTGCTTTCTGTCTTGTTGTATGGGTTTTCTGTACCTATCAGGTGCTTTGTCTCGTCGTTGTACGGGATGCACTCTTTGTAACAGCCTGCGCCGCACTCGTAGAGCGGGCCTATGGCTCCGATAATCTTGTGGGAGAAGAATGTAGCTTTCCATTTGCCGGCGTTATTGCTGAAAATATTCCCTCTCGCCAATACCTTCTGGAACGGTTCGAGCGAATGATCCTTTTTAGCCTCAACCTTCAGTGTCTCGGGGTTGTACGTCCCTCCGTAGTGTCTTTCGAGCTCGGCGATGAACCGCGCCCTTTCGTCAAGATCGGCTCTTCTGAACGCCTCGGTGTCATAGCGGTTGCCGCTTGTTGCGTAGAATGAGGTGTAGTTGTCGTTTGCCCAGCGGTCGAAGATTACTGGTGCGTTGTAAACGTCGTCCATTACAATATCGCCTCGTTTGAAGAACTTGTCCCAGTCGCGCATTTTGTCTGACGGGAAGAGTATGCAGGCGGCTTTGGGGTTGTCGTCTATGCGGCCTTGCGCCGTGAAGTTTCTCGGGCGGTGGTCTTCTTCTATTGTCACAATAGGGTATTTGCCGTCGTCGTCGATCGTGAGCAGCCTCGCTTCCCCGAATGCCGTCGAATATACTCTTGTTCCTTTCGGGCATCCGCGGAGTATCTCTGCTATATTAGTCTCGCCCTTCATTCTCCGCCTCCTCGTCTTCTGGTGATGCTTCTGTCGTTTTCACTCTGCTGACTACCGGCATCAGTCGCAGCGTGCCGTAGCACTTGCCCTCCTTGTCGCCTTCCTTCTCGAAGATGAAGTATTTGATATCGCCATCATAGGTGTCTGGCTTGTTCATTACTACTACGAGAGGCTTGTTGTCAGTGACGTTCTCTCTGTTAAATGAGTTTATGAGGCTCTTGAAGAACTGAAGCGTCATTCCTGGCGTAGCGTGTTCGCCGTCGAACTCTATAATTGCGTGTTCGTATAAGCCGAAGATGGAGGCAGCGGCTTTTGCTTTTGCATCGGTCGTCTTGAGGTGGGGAAATACCGGTCTCTCAACGTAATATTCCGTCTTACGCATCCTCGCCCTCCTTTCCTTCGATGTCGTCGGCGCAGCCGATGGTCTTCTGTACAGGCTTCAGCCGGAGATTGCCTACAACGTCGCTCTTTCCTTCGAACTCGAAGCTGTATATTATGTCGCCCACGAACTCGCCCATCCTTACCGTCAGCTTGCGGCCTCTGCCTATGTGCTCGTTGATGTGCGAGACGTGAAGCTCGATGAAGGCGAGCAGGTCTTCTTTCGTGATGTGCGGCGTGCGCTCGTCGTTGAACTCTACCAGCGTGTGCTTGAAGCCCGAGAGGAACTCGCCGAGCGCTTCCGTGCGGGTGTTTATCTTTCTCCAGAACGGAGTGTCGATGTAATATTGCTTTGTCATTGTTGCGTTGTTTTTAGTTGTTAATACTATATGTTGCTGTTAAATGTTTCGCTACACGGTGCGTGTTGCTGTTACGACTCCTTCGGTGCGGCTCACTTTCGTTGTGAACTTCTTTCCCCACTGCATACCGAAGGTGGTGCAGATGTTACGCACGTAGCTCAAACGTCCGACGGGTACCGTCAGACTCTCGCCAAGGGCAAGCTCTGAGAACTGCCCGAGAAGCGACTTTTCGTGATGGTTTTCTTCCTTTTTCATTGCCTGTTTCATTTATTGTTTGTAACTTTATAGCGCAAAGATAATCAAAATAGATTTATGTACATCATAAATGATTAATACAATCGGTATAATTAACGTATATTAACCGAATAATGATTTTAAACTAATCAAAAATGCTTATGAGTATCGCAAAAGTAAACATCGGATTGAGCATTGAGCAAAGATTAAACGAGCTCGGCATGTCAAAGTCGGAGTTTGGCAGGAAGATAGGGATACCTCAGCAAAATGTGAATAGAATTTTAGATAAGCCGAGTATTGATACTGACAAACTTGCACTTATCTGCGAAGTGCTGGAGTATAACTTCTTTAAAGAATATACCGATAATTTTTCGAGCGCTTCTTCTAATTCTCAGTCGGGCGTCAACAATCAGATTAATGGAGATGGTGCCCACAATAATATTAATGGAGATACAAACGCTGTATTACAAGAGCGCATCAAGTCGCTCGAAGCTCTGCTTGCTGAGAAGGAACGCCTCATCAAGGTGTACGAGCGGATGGTGGAGAAGTAGGCTGCGCCCTGGCAGAGAAAAGCGAGAAGCTCACCTACAACGGTACGAATATATAATTACAACAAAATGTTGTATATAATTACAACAAAAAATTGTATTTTTAATGTACTATATTATAAAACAAATGATTATGGGGACATTAGAAGTTTTTTTGGTAATCATGGCTGTTATAAGTGGTGGTCTTGTCGTTTGGTCATACACCAAATCGGGAAAGAAATGGATTAACAGCCTGTAGAAACAATAGTAATTTGGTTTCTGCTTTTAGGTCTGGCCCTTACGATAGGACTTTTCTATATTGATTAAAAATTTAAGCAGATAAGAATAGGACTTTCTCTGTATTGATTAAAATTTTAAGCAGATAAGAGTATGATCTACGCAATAGTGACATTTGCAGCGTTCCTCGCTGTAGTGGTTGCAATAATCATCTGGCTCAATACCAAGTCGGGTAAGAAGTGGCTCGC